CACTGTCTGATCCGCACCAACGTCCCATCATTTCCCGACCCACATGACTATTCACACCTCTGACATCCGAACTGCACTGACACTTTGTGCCAAGGCAGCCGTTCTCAAGCATGAGGTCAACGCCGAGGATCTGCCCTTTGATCTCAGTTGCCCCGACAACTCTGAACAGTTCCACAACTACGTCGAACTTATTGAGAATGCTCTTGCCGACCAGATGCACAACATGGTCATTACTGCAATCCACCATGGAGGTCTCTGATGCCGAAGTACACCACTCTTCGTCTCACTCATACCGAACTTCTTGGCTTGCTTGATTCCGTGGAAGCAGTCTTTCCAGAACTTCGTACTCAAGAGGAAAATCAGACTCTTGATCGGCTCAACAAGCGCATCAATCAAGCACTTCACCGACTGGAGGCCAACTAATGCCGTACTTACCTGATCTCAACCCTCCGAAGCCCAAGTCACCTGGCAACCGACTTCTGTATGCCACCAGGCTCCGAAAAGCACTAGAGGAGCTTATGACGGACACAGAGCGTGACCATTACTCGGGTCTATTTGAACACTTTTCCGACTTTCAAAATGACATCCTTGCCGACCTTCAAGACTCAGTCCCAGCAATTGATCCCTCCAAGCTTCATGACTAAACTCGACCCTCAACAATCTGCTGATGAACTAATCGGCAAACTCCATGAGCTTAGAGTCGAGCGTGACTGTCTTAGAGACGACTATGAGGTGTTATGTCACAGCATACGCCGAAAGTTTGACACTGAGCATGACGATCTAACTAAAAAAATTGAACAGGTTCAAGCCGCACTAGACAAGCTCACAAACAACTGAAGATCCAACTAACAGCCCTGGGGTAAAATCCAGGGTTTTCTGTGGCTGTCTACCAGGTGGACCAGAGTGTCCACAGCGGACCTTTTCCGTCCAGTGGTGGCCTTGCATCCCAGCTTCCGAATCAATTTTTTTTTGATATAAGGTCTTGGATGACCTAACCTACCTGGTGCAATTGATGCAGAAAAAAGAAGCTTTCGGCTTTACCCCTATAATGGTCGGGTTATTGCAGTATTTGTGCAGATGAGCGGCAAAGATGGCGCATTACAACCGCTTTCATCCCTAAAACAGGACCATAAGAACGCCAGAAAACGCACTGTTCAGTCGAAAAATCTGATTGAGGAGTCCATTAACCGCTATGGTGCTGCCCGATCGATTGTTATTGATGAATCGAACCGCATTCTTGCTGGGAACGGCACGGTTGAAGCAGCAGCCGCTTCGGGTATTGATAAAGTCCGAATCATTGAGACCGACGGCGACGAAGTAATTGCTGTACGTCGGACTGGACTAACTGAAGAGTCGAAAGTGGGCCTTGCATTGGCCGACAATAGGACTGCTGAGTTGGCCGAATGGGATAAAGAAATGCTTAACACTCTGTCGAGTGAGCATGACATTGAGCCGTGGTTCTCTGATGACGAGCTTATGGCAATTCTTGCTGATAATGAGTCGGACTTCAATGAAGATGAGGAAGTAGACGATCAATCAGGCAAGATTGATGCCGTCTTTCAGATCATTGTCAACTGCCGCAATGAAGAGGAACAAACGGCGACTCTTGACTACTTGATGGGTCAGGGGCTCGATTGTAAAGCTATGAATGCCTGAACATGCCGCATCTTAATTTTTCTAAGTCGTCTGAAATCAAAAGGACGGCTAGGGTCGCGCAATTGGAGGGACTTTTTGACATTGTTCCATCCCCAAAGTCCACAGTTTCCTATGACATCGATGTACCTATCGAAACGTTCGATTGGAACATTGGCGTTATTGTCGGCCCTAGTGGCAGTGGTAAGACGACTATTGCCAGGGAACTATTTGGCGACAAAATTGACCAAGACTTTACCTGGGCAGGCGATAAAAGCATCGTAGATTCTTTCCCAAAGTCGATGCCTATCAAGGACATCACGGCTTTGCTGTCATCTGTTGGCTTTAGCTCGCCACCAAACTGGTTGAGGCCGTATCATGTTCTTTCCAATGGCGAACAATTTAGAGTCGGTATCGCCAGAGGTTTAGCCGAGTCGCCTGACTTGTTTGTCGTTGACGAGTTTACATCTGTTGTTGATCGTACCGTTGCACAAATTGGTAGTGCAGCGATCGCCAAAGCAGTTCGTAAACGCGGGCAAAAATTTGTAGCAGTCGCCTGCCATTATGACATCCTCGACTGGTTGCAACCCGACTGGGTGTTTGATCCATCTACCTCCCGCTTTGCGCGGGACTGTCTTCACCGACCCCAAATCACTCTCTCGGTTCAACCCGTATCAGGCAAGCAATACTGGCCGATCTTCAGTAAGTTTCACTATCTAAACCGAGATATTCACAACGGCGCGAAATGTTTTTGCGCTTTCTATCAGGGCCGACCTGTCGCATTTACTGCGGTGCTCACGATGCCATGTCCGCAAGGAACAAGGTGGAAAGAACACCGAACCGTGTGTCATCCTGACTTCCAAGGTGTAGGCATCGGCAATGCAATGTCAAACTTCATCGCCTCTTGTTTCCATGGAACTCGTGGCCGATATTATCTCTCGGTCACAGCTAACCCGGCAATGGTTGCATATAGGGCGAAGTCGCCACTATGGAATATGACCCGAAAACCTTCAAATAATTGCGATCAGAGGGCCAGAAGGGCGACAAAAGCTAAGACGCAAGAGATGACGCAGTGGCGACAAGCATTGGGCACAGACCGAATTACGGCAAGTTTCCGCTATTGTGGACCTAGGAACCCTGCAGGAGCCGCAGCACTAGGAATTAAGTAATGCCACGTCCCCGGAAAGATGGAAAACCAGTTTCTCGGCGTGCATCTGCGGCAGAAAAACTTTATCGTTACAATCGGTTATTTAATCTAATTAGAAACGGTGGCACAACTGCGGATTGTATTCGCTTTGCTACACAACAGTGGGGAATTAGTGAAGAAACTGCGAAGAAATATATGCCGCATGTGAAGGAGATGATTATGAAAGATTTTGAGGTTGATCGCGCACAATTTGTTGCCGAACTTATGCAGCAAGCCGCCAGTATTCAGATGGAAGCGCGTCGCACTAATCAGCTAAATATCGCACTAGGCGCTGTCAACACACTTGCCAGGCTCGGCCAAGTTGATAAATAGTGTCGATTCTGTCAGATAGGGTTGGGTGCGTTTTAGACCGCCTTGATAGTGGTGGCAAGCGGGTTCATGCTGCGACGTTGCTCGACAACATAAAAGCCGAGTTGCATCCAGGTCAGCTGGACTTTGTTAATGACAACAGCACAGAAATTCTCGGCTTAAGTGCAGGCTATGGATCGGGTAAAACTTTTGCAATGTGCGCAAAAGCTGTGATCTTGGCGCTTGCAAATCAAGGATTTATTGGCTGCGTGATGGAACCAACTGGCCCACTTGTACGCGATATTTGGTTGAATGATTTTGACGACTTTTTAGATCGCCATGGCATCCCACATAGTTTTAGATCATCGCCACTGCCAGAATATGTTTTGCATTTGCCAGGCGGAGATACAAAAATAATTTGCCGTAGTTTTGAGAGTTGGAGCCGCATTGTGGGCTTGAACCTCGCCTGGGTCTTGTGCGATGAGATTGATACTGTCGCGCCAAGTATTGCCAACAAGGCTTTTCCTAAGATCTTGGGCCGACTACGTTCTGGTAATCAGCGGCAATTTGCAGCATCATCGACGCCTGAGGGCTTCAGGTGGATGTGGCAGACATTTGGCACGGAAGAGGCGCAACAGCGAGATGATCGCAAGCTGATCAAGATGCGCACTACCGATAATCCACATTTGCCGATGGATTTTATTGACAGAATGCGCAGTAATTATGATCCGAAGACTTTACAGGCATATCTAAACGGAGAATTTACGAACCTCACAATGGGGCAAGTTTATGACAGGTTTAGCCGAGAAAAGCATGTGTGCAAAGCCGTCTCAGCAGCAACTGAGCCGATTCACTGTGGTTTGGACTTCAACATTAACAATATGTCTGCAGTGATCGCCGTAAGGCTTGACAATAAGCTTGTGGTGATCGATGAGGTCTCGGGCTCAAAAGACACCGACTCACTTGCCCAAGAGATTAAGCGCAGATACAGTGGCCGCAAAACGTACATTTACCCTGATGCCTCTGGTGGCAACCGCAGCACAAATGCCTCGCGCACAGACATCCAGATTCTCGAATCCTATGGATTCAGCAATCAATCTCCCCGTGCTAATCCTCCAGTACGTGATCGGGTATCTTCTGTTCAAGCTGTGTTGGAGAATGGGAAAGGAGAAGTGCGGCTCCAAGTGCAAGAAAACTGTAAGCGACTAATTGAGTGCCTCGAACTACAAAGTTACAAAGACAATGGCGACCCAGATAAAGACGCCGGCTATGATCACATGAATGATGCGCTGGGTTATTTAGTCTGGCGACAATTTAATCCGCTTCATGCTCGTGCTGGTCGTGGCACTGGCATTAGGATTTATTGATTAAACTATAAGCACTGGGCGCGATAGCACTGTGTATTCTGGCTTTCAGCATTATGATCGGCAGCATCACAAGACTGTCGCCAAAGTTCAAGACGAAAATAGCGCATGGCATAACATGCAACCACATTGGGTCCTAATTGAGGATCTAATTGGTGGGACTTATGAAATTAGGCGAAGGCATCGGCGTTATTTGCCACAAGAACTGCGAGAAAGTGATGAGTCATATGATCGTCGGCTGGCTACATCCATTTGTCCACCTTACTATCAGCGGCTAGAGCGCATGTTGGCGGGCATGTTGACTCGCAAGCCTGTTCGACTTAATGACACATCAGATCAAATTCGCGAGCAACTCTTCAATGTTGATCTGCAAGACGATCTAAATGTTTGGACTTATGAAACTGCGCGTCAAGCCATTCGTTATGGGCACGTTGGCGTCTTAGTAGATGCACCGACTGATGGCAAAGGCCGACCCTATTGGGTCCGATATACTCCGCGCCAGATCCTAGGTTGGAGAGTTGAGATTCAAGACGGACAACAAGTTCTAACGCAATTACGACTTCAAGAGACAGTAACCGTAGCTGATGGCGAGTTTGGGGAGAAACAGGAACAACAGGTTCGGGTACTTACGCCAGGAGAGTACAAGGTCTATCGGCGCACTGAAAAGAACAGCGATTATGCCATTGTGGATGAGGGTCGCACATCTCTCAATAAAATTCCATTTAGCATCGCTTATAGTAACCGCGTCGATTATCTTGAGTCTCGGCCGCCATTAGAAGATATTGCAATGTTGAACCTGAAGGCATATCAGGTTCAGTCTGACTTAGACAATCAACTGCACATTAGTGCGGTGCCAATGTTGGCATTTTTCGGCTTTCCAACCTCTGCCGAGGAAGTAACTGCAGGGCCGGGTGAAGCGATTGCATTTCCCTCTGATGGAAGTGCCGAGTATATTTCTCCACCATCTGACGCATTTGCTTCCCAGTTCCAGCGGCTTAGTCAGATTGAGACGCAAATCAATGAACTGGGTTTGTCGGCAGTGTTAGGGCAAAAACTGAGTGCAGAGACGGCTGAGGCCAAGAGAATTGATCGCAGTCAGGGCGATAGCAACATGATGGTCATCGCTCAAAACATGCAAGACATGATCGACAATTGCCTGCAGTTTCATGCACAGTACCTTGGCGACAATCAACCTGGCAGTTGTTATGTAAACCGCGACTTCCTCGGCAGCAGACTTGAACCGCAAGAGATCCAGGCTTTGCTACAGCTTTATACGGCTGGAACCATCACGCAAGAAACGCTGCTGATGCAGCTAAGTGAGGGCGAAGTGCTTGGCGATGATTTTGACGTGGATCAAGAGCTTGATGCGACCCAAAATGGCGGGTTATTGGAAAGTGAGGAAAGCACTCTAGTGGAGGAACCCCAACTTAACACCTGATATGTTCTGCGGCAGAATAGATGCAGTCAGGCTTTCGCCATGGATCATGAGATTGAGTCGCGGACTTTGCAGTACATTCAACGCAAACTCCCAAAAAACACTTTCGCCATTGTGCGCATGACTTGGTTCTACGACGGCGAGGTGGACAATGTGGAAGAGGTTCGGATCATTGATGAGGGTCAGGACACTATTGATGGCTTCATTGACGCGATGAAAGCTGCAGTCGAGGCTGGCGCTGATGTTTCCATCATTTCACCATATGACCCCGAGGATATTGGCTTAGAAGAACAATGACTGTCCCTGCCGAGCTTTACAGAAACGCGATCGATCTCAATCGGTTTAGCAATGGTGTTGCTCGGCGCATTATTAACGTTTACAACGATATTATCATTCGCGCTGTTAATGAGCTGAGGATCATTGATGACCTTGGGTTGGACGATGATGGTCAGCTCTTTCGCGCCGCAAGACTAAGAAGCATTCTCGCACAACTGAAGGCATCGCTTGATGGTTGGGCCGGTGATGCAACACAGTTCACAGTCTTACAACTGCAAGGTGTCGCCGAGCTACAAAGCGAGTTCGTGACACAGCAACTGCGCAATGTTCTGCCAAGAGGCGAGCGATCTCTTGTTAATACTGTTGAGGTGTCGGCTGACTTTGCTCAATCTGTTGTTCTGACCGATCCTACAGATGTGAATGTTGTTGCACTAAGCGATGACCTTTACAAAGCGGTTTATGGCGTGCCTGATCCTGGTGTCCAGGGTGTTGTGGGTCGAGCAACATTCAACCTGACAGCGACTCAAGGCACAACAATCACGCTGCCGAACGGCAAAACAGTCGCAAAAGCTTTTCGTGGCTTGGCAGAAAGTCAAGCTGCATTGTTCGGCCAAATTGTCAGACAGGGACTTTTGTCAGGGCAGACACTTCCGCAGATTACACGTCGGCTCAAAGGGCGCTTGAAGTTTGGCGACTATGCACCATTGTCAGTTGGTCAGGTCAGAGCGGCTGGCTTGTCAATGAAACAGCTACAGCAGGCCGGTGGTGAGTTGACGGCAGTGGCAAACCATCAAGTCATGACTCTTGTCCGAACAAGCGTAAATCAGGTGACAAACACGGCTGCCATGAATGTGTATGAGGCGAACAATGACATCACAAAAAAGTATGAATACATCGCCACGTTGGATGCAAGAACAACGGCTATTTGTATGGCGCTTGACGGCCAACAGTTTGAGTATGGGAAGGGACCTGAGCCACCACAGCACTTCAATTGCCGATCTACTATTGCCGCTGTAGTTGACTATGACAATCTGCCATTCTCGGCTCCAGACGACGAAGGTGAGCGTGCTGCTATAGGTGGCATGGTGCCGGCTGACATGAAATATGGTGATTGGATCGCACAACCTGAGAATGTTTCCATCAGAGTCAAGGCTTTAGGCAAAGGCAGGGCCGATTATTTTGACAAGCTGCGACGCCAACCAGGCATGAACCCGCAAAAGGCGCTGCAAAAACTCGTGCGTGATGATGGAAGTGAAGTTACCCTCGAAGAGCTAAGAAACAGGTACGGCCCAATCAATGCAAACAACTAAGTTTGTCACTCGGACTCTGTGGATTGAGAGAAGCCGTCGGCGTGAAGGTCCCAAAGTTGTATATACCGTCTACGCCAAAAACTCATCGCGATGCTTCACAGATCACAAAGCGATCTTAAAACATGTAAAGTGGCCCAAAGGCACGCCAACTGGCGACGCATTGCGTGAATGGTTGCAATCATTTGAGCCGAAAGCACAGCCTGAGCCTGAAAAGCCGACGCCTGAAGATGACCCAACCGCTAACACAAAGATGATAACTTAGAATGAATTATTCGCATTGAAAAAATGCCTCAAGGTCCTGGAACTTACGGCTCAAAAGTGGGCCGTCCACCAAAGAAGAAAAAGATGAAAAAGGGTGGCAAGAAATGAAGACAAAGCCGAGCAAAGGGACCAGAGTTAGTTGGCTCTATCGCGGAGTGAGAACTTATGGCGTGGTTACAGGTTCTGCGGGAAAAAGAGGCAGCGTCAAGGGTCCCTCAGGTGGCACTGTCACTAGGGTCGGCACTGAAGATGATCCTGTCATCCGTATCAAGTCAGATAGCACGGGCAACCCTGTCCTCAAAAAGCAATCTGAGCTGAGCAAAGCCGCCAAGAGGAGCAAAAAGTAATGCCAAAGTCTAAATACTCGGCAAAACAACGCAAGATGGCAGCGTTGGCTCCACCACGTGACAAAATTACTGCCGCTGACCTTAAAAAGTTGCGCGACAAAAAAAGGAAGAAAAAGTGACTGATGACTGCTGGGAACTTACTGTCACTGCGGACGCTGTACGGCTTCTGCATCGGTCAGTAAGTTTCTATTATGCAAAATGGCCCGGTGGACCTGACCCAGAGGAACAGGAGAATCTAAGGGAACTTAAGTCGATCTTGTCAGCAATGATGCTGGAAACTTTATACGATCAGCAGTCATGAGCAAGAAAGACCCACGACTTGAAAGATATGGCTTATCTGGATTTAACAAGCCGAAGCGCACGCCAAGTCATCCGAGTAAATCTCATGTAGTCCTTGCCAAAGAGGGTGACAAGGTAAAACTGATACGCTTTGGTCAGCAAGGCGAGAAAGGAAGTCCTGCCAGAGAGGGCGAGTCAGAAGCCAATCGCAAAAGGCGCAAAGCTTTCAAGGCTAGACACGCGAAGAACATTGCACGTGGAAAGATGAGCGGAGCTTGGTGGGCAAATAAGGTTAAGTGGTGATGGACAAGCAGCACAAAAAGCTGGCGAAGTGTTTGCAGAAAGCCGAAGACTGTCTATCACGAGAAAAGGCACAAAAGATCATTCAAAAGGCCGACAAGATCCACCAAAAAATCGGCAATCAGCAATAGGCGGATAATATGGCTTGTTAAATCCGCTTACATATGTCAGAAGAGCAAACCACTCCTGTGGAGCAAGGTGCCGACAATTCTGCACTTATTGCAGAACTAGAAGCAATGCGGCGCAAAAATGCTGAGCTGTTGGATGAGTACAAGCGAGCTAAACAGCAGGCAAAGGCCGTTCCAGATGGCGTGGATATTCAGGAGCTAATTGAATTCAAGCAAAAAGCCGAACAATCACAACTTGAGTCGCAAGGCAAATACACAGAAGCTCGGCAAGCACTTGAACAGCAATTCAGAGATGCAACGGCTGAGAAAGATCAACGTATTGCCGAATTAGAAGCAAGGGTCAAAGAGCTGGAACTAATCACGCCTGCAATCAGTGCATTGGCCGATGTTGTTCATGACCCAGACATGGTTCTAAAGACCAAGCTGTCTCCTGATCGCATTGAGCGTGAGCAAGACGGCACGGTGGTTGTTGTTGATGGTTATGAGCGTCGGCCTGTTAGTGAGTGGGCAAAGAATAGTCTTCCTGACTGGATGCAAAAGTCGCCACGTCCGACAGGTGGTGGAGCACCATCATCGCGTTCAAGTGCAGAGACTCCACCTGGAATGAAGAATCCATTTGCACGTGAAAGTTACAACCTGACAGAGCAATCACGACTGTTTAGAACTGACCGCGACCTCTATGAAAGATTTAGGTCTGCGGCTAATAGTTAATATATAACTACGGCAAGGCTGTGCTGCGCTGACGCCTCTGTGGGGCATAAGTAAATTTCTCTGACTGTATCATGGCGACTCTTCGCTCTGATATTATCGTCCCCGAGGTATTTACTCCGTATGTTATTGAGCAAACCACCCAACGCGATGCCTTTTTGTCATCGGGTGTTGTTCAGCCTCTTGCGGAGCTGAATGCTACAGAGGGCGGCGATTTTATCAAGATCCCTTTCTACAAAGCTAATCTGTCTGGCGACTTTGAAGTGCTGACTGACAGCTCTTCACTGACTCCTGGCAAGATTACTGCCGACAATCAGATTGGAGTTATGCTCCATCGTGGACGCGCCTTTGAAAGCCGCGACCTCGCCGCTCTGGCTGCCGGTTCTGATCCTATGGCTGCTATCGGCCAAAAGGTTGCTGATTATGTTGCTAATCAACGCCAAAAGGATCTGCTTTCTTGCTTGGCCGGCGTGTTTGGAAGCCTGGGCTCCACTAGCTCTTCTGCTGCTTTCTTCCCGCTGACCATTGATGGTGAGTCTGGCGATTCACCCACCATGCTTTCTCCTCGTCACATTGCTGAGGCCAAGTCTCTGCTGGGCGACCAAGGTGAAAAGCTGACCGCCGTTTGTATGCACAGCTCGGTTTTCTACAGCCTGGTTGAGCGTCGCGCAATTGATTATGTGACTAACACTGAGGCTCGTCTTGACACCTCAGCCACTGGCGCATCCACCATCAATGCTTTCGGTGGTTCTGTTGCACGTGCTTATGAAGATGCGAATACTTTCGCGACTTACATGGGTCTGCGTGTGATTGTCTCTGACGATGTGCAAACTGCCGGTTCTGGCAGCAGCACTGAGTACGCGACCTACTTCTTTACTCAAGGTGCAGTCGCTTCTGGCGAACAACTGGCCCTGCGTACTGAGACTGATCGCGATGTGCTCGCCAAGTCGGACGCAATGGCTCTTGACCTCCACTATTGCTATCACCCTGTTGGTGCTAAGTGGGCTGTCACCACTGTGAACCCGACCCGCTCTCAGCTTGAAACTGTGGGCAACTGGTCGAAAGTGTACGAGACTAAAAACCTCGGCATTGTTCGCGCCACTGTTACTTCCAACTTGGATTGAGGTAACTAATCATGGCATCTATCTTTGAGGCAACAGCGGGCAAACTGATCGGCCCCACCACTGGCGGTACTGTCACTCAGGCCACCAGCAAGTCAACCGGCGTGACGCTTAATGCTGCATCCGGTCAAATCACAATGGATGATGCGGCACTTGCTGCTGCAGCGGAAGTTTCTTTCACTGTCACCAACAGTGAAGTTTCTTCAACCGACGTTGTGATTGTAAACCATGGTTCTGGCGGCACTGCTGGCAGCTACCTGGTTCAGGCAAACACCATTGCTGACGGATCCTTTGCGATCACTGTCGCCAATGTCTCCGCAGGTTCTTTGGGCGAGGCAATCGTCCTGAACTATGTGGCTCTGAAGGGCGCTAGTTCCTGATGGGTTACTTCGCTTTTAAGCGACTTAGGGCACAAGAGGCTGCTGCGCAAGCGGCGGCCTCCACCCCTGAAGTCAAGAAAACTAAGCCTGAAACTAAGAATGGCAGTAACAATCGACGCAACAGCGGGAGGAGCAAGCGCAAACAGCTACCTGACTCTGGCAGCAGCGAATGATTATATTGACGCGATGGTTGAAGGTACAGATGTAGCCGCATGGGCTTCTGCTACTGATGACCAAAAAAATCGCGCTCTTACTTACGCGACACAGCGGCTTGATCGTGAAAGATTTATAGGTGCAAGGGCGACTGACACCCAGGCATTGCAATGGCCGCGTACTGGCGTGCGCAAGCCAGATACCTATATCAATACTTACTCTGTCGGCTTTCCTTTTAGAGTCACGACAGATTACTACACCGATACTGAGATCCCATATGAGATCGAGCGTGCTCAGGTGGAACTAGCCGTTTACCTCAATAACAACAAAGATGGTATTGGCCTAAGCAATCTGGAAGACTTTAGCAACATCAAGGTCGGCAACATCAGGCTTGATACTCAGTTGGGCGGCGCTACTGGTGCAGATCGCATTCCACCGATGGTGGAGCGTTATTTGACTGGACTTAGAATTAGTGGGCCGGGTAACATTTCAGTAAAGCGGAGTTAATCATGATGTATGCCAGTGGGGCAGAAGTAATTACTGACACGGCAGCACATACAGGCCGCTTTTGCGCTATTTACTTCTATGAGGCCAGCACTATCAGTGCCATTTCTAGTGAGGATCTGACTGGTAACTCTCTCGTCAACGAACAGTTTCCTGCTGATTCTTACTTGTACGGCACTATTACAAGCATCACTTTGAGTGGTGGAGCCGCAATTGCTTACAGAATCTAATGTCAGTTGTTGACTCGCTACGGAAAAGTGCTGATTCGGCAATTAAGGAGGTTGGCGGCGACGTAACTATCAACTTTGTAACACGTGGAGCATACAATACCTCAACTGGTGAGGCAGACGAGACAATTGTTTCTGAGACGGTGAAAGGTGTTTTAGAAAATGTGAAGAAGAGTGAGATAAATAATTTAGCCTACGGAGCAAATCAAGTCGGGCATTTTAAGGTCACCAAGCGCCTAACTGTCTCGGCTTTGTCACTTGACAATGAGCCGCTTCCAGATGACAAGGTAACTATCTTAAGCAAAGTTTACCAAATTATCAGTGTTGAGACGACACAGCAAGCCAATCAAGCAATCACTTATGAACTCTATCTGGTGGCATAGTGGCGAAACAGCTAGTAAAACTAGATGATCTGGACGACTATCTGTATAACTCAGTCGAGAAACTTTTGCGTAGTGTTGTTTTTGAGACTGATAGACGACTTAAGAAAGGCACCTCAGTCGATACAGGCACTCTTAGAGCTAGCTGGCAGATCGGTGAGAACACAGACACTGGGCCAATTAAGGAAAAGGCAAAGTATGGCAAAACAATTCTGCCACCTGAGGGCGTGAATTACATAGCCGGCAATGAGAAGCTTGGCAATAACTATCATTGTTTTAACAACCAACCCTATGCTGAGCCTGTAATCTTCGGCACTAATTTGCCTCGTTCATGGCGTAATGCAAAGCCAGCTGGCTGGCGTTCTAAAAACAATCAGATTAAAAAGGGTTACCCAGATTTGATTGCAAAGTCGATGCAACGCTTTGTGACTAGGGCTTATGACGAAATTATCAATGGTAAGAGGTAATGGCAGCCGCAAACTTAAACACAATCAGATCAGTTATTGAGGGTCGGCTGGCTACTGAGTTGGCAGACAGTCCTGCGATACCTGTTGTCTTCAACAACTTGCCATATGAGCCGACACCAAACTCAACTTGGGTGCAGTGCGAAGTTTCATTTGACGAAAGTCAGTATCTAACACTTAATGAGGCGACCGGCAGTGACAACCTTATTGTCGGACTTATTGTTATCAATATATTCTCCGCACCTGGTGTAGGTAGTGGCCCTAATTACACCGTAGGGAAGCGTATTCGTGATCTCTATAATAGGATTAACGTGTCAGATGTTTATTTTGACGCGCCAACTGGACCATCTGTAATTACAACCACATTACCAGGTGGATTTTTTCAGACACAAGTTCGCGTCACCTTTGAATTTATTGAGGAACTCTGACTATGGCCTTTTATCGCGGTGAGGAGGGAAGCGTCAAATTTGATGATGCTGGCTCCTCCAACTCTGCAATCACTAGCACGAGATCCTGGTCTTTGACTCTTGATAAGGCCGTCCTTGAGACCACCTCTATGGGCGACACTTATGCAGGCAACGTCGGTGGCATTGTTAGTGGTTCTGGCAGTGTAGAAGTGATTTACACCGCTTCATCCTCTGATGAGACGGCAGCATTTGTTGATCACATCAATACGGCAACAGATGAGGGCACAGCATCATTCGAGTTGTTCCTTGATACTTCAGGCGACAAAAAAGTCAGTTTTGATGGTGTAGTTACTTCTGCCGAAATGGGCGCAACTATCGGTGAGCTTGAGATCATCACCGTTAATTTTGTTACTAACGGTACTATCACTACTGCTATCTGATCATGGCTTTCTATCGCGGACAACAAGGAACTGTCAAGTTTGACAAAGATGCTGCTGGTGCGGCACTTGGAGAGGTCGCTGCTGTGCGGTCTTGGTCACTAAGTGTCGAGAAAGAGCAGCTTGAGGTCACAGATCACGGCGATACTTTCCGTGCTTATGTCGGTGGTCTTGTGGGTGGCTCAGGAACTGTTGAGATGCTCTATGACGCTCCAGGTTCAGGAGACAAGCTCGACCTTATCAACGAGGTTTTGACCACTGAGGATCCTGCCAACGCCAACTTTGAGCTGTATCTTGACGAAACTGGCGACAAAAAGATCAGCTTTGCGGCACTAATCACTTCTGCGGAGTATGCGGCTACAGTGGGCGAGATTGAAGTGATCTCGGTCAACTTCACCTGCAACGGCACGATTACTAACGGTATCTGATGACCCAGAAGGAAAGAACAGTTGACATGCTCGTCGGCATGTTTGACTTGTCTGAGCGCCGCAAATTTGAAGTCAAAAAACCTGATGGTTCTGTTGGGATGACTTTGTACTTCAAGGCGATCACACGTGCAGATCGCAAACGTGCTCAGTCTCTTGCCAACTCGGACCAAGCTCTCGACATCAGCACTCAGATGCTGTGTCAAATGGCCGAGCGTGAGGATGGAAGTAAAGCATTTGCTTCGGCTGATGTGCCAAAACTACAGCGTGAGCTGCCTGAAAAGATCCTCAATGAGCTTGAGCTGTTCTTGTTCGACCTTGAGGAAGAAAAGGTCGATGAATCAAAAAACGACTAAAGCAGGACAACTGGCTCTACTTTGAGTTCTTTTTGGCCTGCGAACTTGGCATGACTGTCAGCCAGCTTCGGCGTGACATGACACAGGAGGAGTTTGTATATTGGGCGGCGTACTTTGATCTTAAAAATGAGCGTGAGCGACAAGCACAAGAGCGTGCTAAAGCGCAGCGCAGGTAGAGTGTTTTTAGACATTTAGTGCGATATTGTGGCAGCGGTTGAGATTATTGTTAAGGCGGCTCAACCCGTCCAGGCATTCAATCGAATAACTGGAGCTACTAATCGGCTCAAGAAGGGTGTAAAAAGCGCCCAGGATGCTCTAGACGCGGCTGGAAGGCAAGGTGCGCGGGCAGGTAGGGCAATCAAAGGTGGACTTGATAAGGCGGCTCGTAGCGCAGATAAGTTTGCCGACAAGATGGGCAATCTTAGAAATGTATTAGTTGGTATTGGTGTAGCTGAATTTTCGCGACGTATTGTACAACAGGCTGCGACATTTGAGCAGACACAGTTACGACTAAAGCTGCTGTCACAAGAATTTGGCGAATATGGTCGCGTACAGCAATTAGTTCGCCAAAATGCAAGAGACTTTAACTTGTCGCTGCAGGACTCAAGCAGTGGATTTGCCGACATTTTTGCACGTCTACGTCCTCTTGGCGTCTCACTGGAAGACATTCAAAGTGTTTATGCCGGCTTTAACGCCACAGCACTGGCGAGTGGCACAAGTGCAATAGAGGCATCGGCGGCATTTAGACAGTTAAGTCAAGCTTTGGGCTCAGGCAGACTGCAGGGCGATGAATTTAGAAGCATCTCTGAGCAGCTTCCAGGGATCTTGAGTCTTGTTGCCGATGAAATGGGTGTGCAAGAGGGTCAGCTCAGGGAATTGGCGAAACAGGGCAAAATTACTGCCGACGTGCTTATAAACGCTTTGGCACAAGGCTTTGAAGTTAATGGAGAAAAAGTCAAGGCATTGATCGCACAATCGCCTGCTCAAAAGTTCCAGGCGCTAAATAATGCAGTCAAAGGTTTAAGTACAAGCTTAGGACAAGCTTTGCTTCCTGTGATCGTGCCAGTTGTGGAGCAAATAACAAAAGTAGTAAAAATGTTTGATACTTTGCCGAGCGAAGTCAAAGGTATTGCTGCAGCCGCAATTGGCCTAGCAGGTGCGTTGGCGGTTGTTCTTCCAGCACTTGCAGTGTTTATCAAGAGTGTCGGTGCTGTAGCAAGTTTTCTAGCAATAGCTGGAGTCAAGGCATTGATTCTAAAAACGGCCTTAGTTAGTTTGCCGATTCTGGCGATTGCAGGTCATTACGGAAAAATGGCACTTAAAGCGCAAGAAGCTGCCATACATCAGGAAGAACTTAATCAAGCACTCAGAGGCGGCAATTATGAAACTGCACAGCGGTTGCTTAACAAAGAACTTGAGCGGAACTTAGATCTGCAAGAAAAAAGAGACGAGATTGTGCAAAGAGTTGGATCGCGTGGAGCTGGTGCCAGAAACAGAACCTTGCTCGATCTAAATGCTCAACTTGAGAATTCAAAGAAGAACATAAATCTTCTCATTAATCGGATGCAAGATCTTGGTAAGCCGACACAAGAGACAAAAATTAAAACAGTGTTGGATATTGATCAGGATCAAGATCAGGGCGGAAGCATCAATCAAAGGTTGTCTCGTCGCCTTGAACTGCTGCAAATCACATCTGATGAGGAGCGTGAGATCAAGCGATTAGAACATGAGCGTGCCGACATACTTGCTGATATTAACAAAACTGAAAATGGGACCAAGAGAATACAGAATCGCGAACTTGTAGATTCAATTTTCCAACTGGAAAATGATCAGGTAAGAGCCGACTTCGCCCAGAAGAGATATGACACTTATGTCAAAACTCTTGAAAATATCTATGCCCAATCTGATGCAACTCAAATTTTGACATTTCAGCAGAGACAACTTTCTGATGAAGCCATCACATTAGCTAACACGATCAACAATGAGATTATCACTGGCATTGAGGGCATGATTGAGGGCACCAAGTCTCTTGGCGACGTTGCTAGCAGCATATTGAAGCGACTCGCAAGTCAGTTCCTTCAAATGGCGATTATGGGTCCCCAAGGGTCTGGCGGTATTATGGGGTCAATCTTTAGCGCACTTGGTTTCGGGTCAAACCCTCTTTCAGGGTTTTTTCGCGGCAGCATGAAGTCAGGGCTGGACTCAAAAGCATTATTCAATACCGACCTGGGTTTGCCGTCTTTAGGTGATTTTCCTAGTGGCTTCACATTTGCGAATGGTGGCAGACCACCAGTTGGCAAAGCATCACTTGTGGGCGAGAAAGGACCTGAATTGTTTGTTCCTTCTCGGGCAGGAACAATTGTTCCCAATCATCAAATAGGCGGATCTAACATAACAGTAAATGTTGATGCTTCTGGTTCATCTGTTGAAGGCGACGCCGATCAAGCTGGACAACTTGGCAAGGCAATTGGTATAGCCGTTCAGCAAGAACTTGTGAAACAAAAACGACCTGGCGGTTTACTTGCAAGCTAATGGCTACTTTTCCGTCAATAACGCCGACATATGGGGTACAAAAAAGCAGCGCACCAAACATTCGCAAAGTGCAGTTTGGCGATGGTTATGAGGCCAGGCTCACCTATGGCATCAATCAAAATCCAAAGATCTTCAATCTGACATTTGAAGTTTCAGAGACTGATGCCGACACAATTGAGACATTTTTGGATGCAAGAGCTGCAGATTATGCGAGCTTTGACTTTACACCACCTGGCGAAAGCAGTAGCTCCAAGTTTGTTTGTGAACAGTGGAGCAAGTCGATTACATACAAGAACCGTGCCACAATACAAACAACGTTCCGTCAAGTTTTTGAACCCTAATGGCAGTAGCAGCTTGGGCCGCTAGCACCGCATTTTCTGTTGGTGACATCAGACGCGCCACAACAGATCAAGCATCTGGCCTGTTCTTTCAATGCACTACAGCCGGCACGTCAGCATCGTCTGAACCAAGCTGGCCGACAGATATTGGCAGTACAATCACGGACAACACCTGTGTCTGGACCGCTATTGCTTCTGCATATGAAGAGCTGGCAAAGCTCAACCCAAGTGCAATTATTGAGCTGTTTGAAGTCCATTTAGATAGCACGCTCCATGGAAGTACAGACATTTACCGCTTTCATGCGGGTGCAAATGCAGCAGTGACTGGCAACATTGTTTTTGACGGCAATACTTACACTCGCATTCCTGTCAAAGCAGATGGCTTTGAGATGACAAATACAGGGTCACTGCCGCGGCCAACTCTAACAATCAGCAACCTTGACGGCACAATAACTACATTGCTGCTGTTGGTAAACGCAACTACTGCAGGTAATGACCTTGGTGGTGCAGAAGTTCGTCGGATTCGAACACTTAAGAAGTTTTTGGATGGCGAATCAAGTGCTGATCCAAATGCCAAATTTCCTGATGAGCGATGGTTTATTGATCGCAAATCAAATGAGTCACGAGATAGTGTGACATTTGAGCTGGCTAGCAAGTTTGATCTTGCTGGTCAAAAAATACCAAAACGTCAAATTGTGGCGAACATCTGTCAGTGGGTTTACCGCAGCTCAGAGTGCAGCTATACAGGCACCGATTATTACGACGTGAATGGCAATGAGGTGAGCACAGCAGCACAAGATGTTTGTGGCAAGAGAGTCGAAAGCTGCAAACTAAGGTTTGGCAATAACGGCGATTTGCCTTTTGGATCATTTCCTGGAGCTGGTCTGACAAAATGATGAAGCTGACCGCAAGGTTGCAGGCTGAGATTCTTCAGCAAGCAAAAGACGAGTTTCCTCGTGAAAGTTGCGGGTTAGTTGCTGTTGTCAAAGGGCGTCGGCGTTACTTTCCCTGTCGCAACATTGCCGAAACGCCTGATGAGCACTTTGTCCTTGACGGTTGGAATGAAGTAGAAGACAAGGGCGAGGTGGTTGCTGTTGTTCACAGCCATCCAGTAACAAATCCTGCTCCATCGCCTGCAGATCGTGTTGCTTGCGAAAAGTCAGGTTTACCTTGGTTTATTGTCAATCCAAAGACCGAAGCCTGGGGTTACTGCGAGCCAGAAGGCTTTGAGCTTCCATATGTGGGGCGTGAATTTGTCCATGGGATTGTTGACTGCTACAGCCTTTGCCGTGATTGGTATGCAAGAGAGTGGGGACTAGAGCTACGAGATTATGAGCGTCGGGATCAATGGTGGGATCATGGCGAGAATCTTTATTTAGAAAACTTCCAGAAAGAAGGCTTTCACAAGATTCCAGTAGAAGAGCTGCAACCTGGCGACGCATTGTTAATGAATTTAGTCTCACCTGTTCCAAATCATGCTGCAATTTATATAGGCGACTCTCAGATTTTGCATCATGTGCAGGGGCGACTATCAAGCAGGGATGTTTACACTATTGGCGGTAGCTACTATGGAAAAAGCACTGATTGCGCCTTAAGGCATGAAAGTCGTTAAGGTCTATGGCGCACTACGCAAGCGATTGGGCCAATGCCGGTTTGAACTTGAGGCAGCAACGCCAGCGCAAGCAATTAAAGCGTTATGTGTAAATTTTCCTGGCTTGGACAAATGGCTTATTGATAGCGAAAAAGATGGCATTGGCTATCGCGTAACAATTAGCAAAGAAAAGGCAACCGAGCAAGATGTGAGCCCGTTAATTATGCCTTGGAGTGAGAAAGATGTTCTCAGCATCACTCCCGTTATTGCTGGTGCAGGTCGGGGGTTTGGATCGATTTTGGCAGGAGTTGCACTAATTACTGTTGCGGTTTTGGCTCCCGTAGCTGGCTTTAGTGCTGCCGCTGGTGGATTTACTGCGACTGGTGCTGGCGTTACGGCTACTGGTGCAGCAACATTTGCTGGAGCAGCAGCTGCATTTGCAGGTAATGTTGGTATTGGCTTGGTGTTTATGGGAATTGCCCAATCGATCTCTCCTCAACCAAACCTATCATCAATTGATGAATCAGTTCAGCTCGAATCATTTTCATTCTCCAACGTAGTTAATACATCCAGGCAGGGCTTGCCAGTGCCAATAGCGTATGGACGAGTGTTTGTTGGATCGGCAACTATTTCTAGTGGCCTTGACGTTGATGAGGTGAGCGCATGACACAAGCTCAATACATAGCTGGTTCTGGTGGTGGTTGTTTTACAGGCGACACACTTGTTTCCACGCCTGATGGCCAGGTAAAGATCGCTGAACTTAAAGTAGGCAGTGAAGTAATTAGCTTTGACGACAAGGGCAACACTCACGTTGCAAAGGTGTTAAAAGTCCACATTCATGAGAATGAACAAGTTTATCGGTATGGTTTTTGGGGCGATGAGTATGTAGATGCGACGCCAAATCACTGGGTTCTCAATCAATACAACGCATTTGTCGCCATTGGAAGTCTTGGTTTCGATGATTGCTTGGTCGATGTTATGGGACATCTGCGCCCAATAACAAGTCGAGAAGACCTTGGCACAGCTACGGTTTACAACTTAACAGTTGAGCGCCAGCACACTTTTATTGCCAACAACATCCGTGTTCATAATGCTGGCATCGGCCAAAGGATAGCTGGTGCTGGTGGAGGTGGTGGTAAAGGTGGTGGAGGTTCTCATACACCTACGGAGGCCGATGATACGCTTCAGTCAGTTCAGTTTGCCAGTGTTCTTGATGTAATAAGTGAAGGTGAAATTCAAGGCTTAGAAGACGGCAACAAAAGCATTTTTCTCGAAGATACGCCAATACAAAATGCTGACGGAACAAACAACTTCAAGTCATTTTCAGTTGCTACGCGGAATGGAACACAGGCCCAAACTCACATAACTGGCAATTTTGGCGCTACTCAGTCTGAAAAAGCCGTTAATTCTGAGGTTGTTAATGGCACACCTGTTACGCGATCAATTACAGATACAGATGTAGACCGGGTGCGTGTAACGCTGACGATTCCTTCGCTTCGCATCGTTGAAGATGATGGCGATATTACCGGCCATGAAGTCAGCATCAAGATCCAAGTTCAGTACAACGGCGGTGGTTTTAACGACGTAATTTCTGACACGATAAAGGGTAAAAGCAGCGCGAGGTATCAACGTGATTATCTAATTGCGCTTACTGGAGCTTTTCCTGTTGACATTCGCATGGTGCGCGTTAGCGCCAATGAAACCAGTACACGTCGCGCTAGTTCAACATTTTTTCAGGCTTACACTGAAATTATTGATGAAAAGTTTCGTTACCCAAACACTGCTTTAGTCGGGCTAAGATTTGACTCTCGTCAGTTTGGCAGCATTCCGTCTCGCAAGTATCTGATACGCGGCATTAAGGTCAAGATTCCCAGCAATGCAACGGTAGACACTACAACTCATCTAGGGCGGATCACATATTCTGGAGTTTGGGACGGGACCTTTCAAGCTGCGACTTGGACAAATGACCCGGCATGGTGTTTATACGATCTTCTCATTAATGATCGTTATGGTGCAGGCATTACAGAAGCTACGCTCGATCGCTATGACTTTTTTGCAATCAGCCAGTATTGCAACACACTTGTAGATGATGGCAAAGGTGGAAAAGAACCACGCTTTAGCCTCAATATCCTTATTAATCAACGCGATGAGGTTTACAACGTAATTCAACAGCTGACTGCCATTTTCCGTGGCATTGCATATTATGGAGCTGGATCGTTAGTCTTACTGCAAGATAAGCCGACTGACGCACAATACTTGCTTGGTCCATCCAACGTTGTTGATGGAACATTTTCTTATTCAGGTACTGGTCAAAAAGTTCGTCATACTGTTGCTGTTGTGGCCTGGCAGTCATATGACACACGTGGCGATATTGAATATGAATATGTAGAAGATCATGCTGCTGTTGCAAAGCACGGCATTATCAAAAAAGAAATGAAAGCTATCGGTTGTTATAGTCAAGGTCAAGCTCACCGCTTGGGCAAGTGGACACTGCTGTCCGAGCAAAACTTAACTGAGACTTGTCAGTTTGCAGTTGCTGTTGAAAGCGGGATCATTCTTAGACCAGGAATGGTGATTGACATTGCCGATCCGTTACGTGGAGGAACACGAAGAAGCGGGCGAGTCAACTCGGCAACAACAACAGTTATCACAATTGATAGCGATACTAATCTATCAGTCAATCTCGCGAGTAGCCCTTCGCTTTCAGTTTTAATGCCGACCGGTTTAGTGGAAACTAAGGCGATCTCAAGTATTTCTGGAGCGGCTATTACTGTTAGTGATGCTTTTAGTGAAGCGCCAAATGCAGGAGCCGTTTATCTAATTCAAACTACAGATATTCAGTCTCAACAGTTTCGTGTTCTGTCGGTATCAGAGTCTGGAGATGGCGTTTATGGCGTTAGTGCTATTGCATACAATGAATCAATTTATGCGGCTATTGAAAAAGATGTGGCAATTAGGCAACGAGATATTTCTAATCTTTCCTCAGCGCCAAACGCCCCAGAAGGCCTTACAGGCACTGAGTTCTTGTATCAAGAGGGTCAAACAGTTCATACAGGTTTCGATTTTAGTTGGACTCATGATCGAGCCAATACCAATGATTTCTTAGTTAAGTACAAGATTGACAATGACAATTTTACAACTCTAACTACATCGAATCCATCAATAACTTTACGAGCATTACGGGCTGGAACGTTGAGCGTGCAAGTTCTGGCTCGCAATTATCTGGGCAAGCAAAGCAAAATATCAACAGCAACGTTCACGCTTGTTGGCAAAACAGCAGTTCCTGGCGATGTTCAGAATTTGTCTATTGAGCCGATAAGTGCAAACAGTGCGCGCTTGCGTTGGGACAAAACTGTCGATCTTGACGTGAAAGTGAACGGCCTTGTTCACATCAAGCACAGCAACTTGACCGATGGCTCAGCAACGTGGCCTAATTCTGTTGACCTTATTCCTGCCGTAGCAGGCAACTCAACTGAAGCAATTGTGCCGTTAGTTGCTGGCGAGATTTTTGCCAAATTTGAGGATGACCTAGGCAATAAGAGTGCAAACGCGACAAGTGTCGTTGTGCAGCTTCCAGACACTCTTGGACAGTTAATTATTCAATCTCGCAGAGAGGATCAAGACACTCCGCCATTTCAGGGTCAGGCGACCGATTGTTTCTATGATGAGGACCTTGATGCACTGATTATTGACGGGGATGAGAATATAGATGATCAAACTGATTTTGACGACATTAGTTCATTCGATACTCTTGGCGACATTCTTAGTTCTGCCAATTATCAATTTGCCGCCACGTTAGATCTTGAGGCAAAATTTCCAATTGATTTACAGCGCCGTCTTGTTTCGCGAGCATTTTTCCCTAATGATCTCATTGATTCACGCACAGCAAACGTTGACACTTGGAACGATTTTGATGGTAGTGAGGCTGATGCAGTCAACGCGAAGCTGTATTTCAGAAGCACTGATTCTGATCCGACAACTGTCCCCAATCCCTTTGGACCATGGCGAGAGTTTGTTAATGGTACATTTGAAGCGCGAGCGTTCCAGTTCAAAGTAGAACTAAGCAGCTCTGACATTGCCCAAAACATTTTGGTTGATGAGCTTGGCTATGTTGCAAGCTTCCAGCGCCGGCAAGAGAACAGTAATGGTGCAATCGCTTCTGGCACTACCACTAAAGTGGTAACTTTCGATAAGGCATTTTTTACAGGCACAGGATCCTTAGGAGGAACAAATGCCTATTTACCGAGCGTTGGTGTGGCTGTTCAAAACCTTGCTGCCGGCGAACGCGTAAATGTGCACAGTGTCACTGGCACGGGCTTTAATGTCGCGATCTTAGATTCCAACGATAACAACGTGGATCGCAACTTCACCTACACGGCTGTGGGTTATGGCAAAGCGGTTTAACATAAAAGGAGTGTTGTTGAAAGCAGGCTAAGGCATGGCTACCCACGATTATGTGATTGCTAATGGAACTGGAGCCGCGGTCCGTTCCGACTTAAATAATGCCTTAGCAGCAATCGTCAGCAACAACAGCAGCAGTACACAGCCAGCTACCCGATACGCCTATCAACTCTGGGCCGACACTAATCTCGGCCGCATGAAGATTAGGAATAGCGCAAATGACGCATGGATCTCACTATTTGAGCTTGATGGCACCCAGTTGATGGAAGACGGCACTGCTGCCGCTCCAGGACTAGCTTTTAAGGACGACCTAGACACTGGCGTTCACAGCCCTGCAGCAGATCATTTTGGAATTACTACTGGCGGCACACAGCGTGTTCTGTTTAAGAACGATCTGACTGTATTTAACGACGGCGGCGGTGATGTTGATTTCCGCGTTGAATCAGACGCTCAGACTCATTGTTTCTTTATCAACGGTGGAAATAGTCGCGTTGGCCTTGCCGAATCAAGTCCTGAAGAAAGATTGCATGTTAATGGCAACATCCAGATTGGTTCTTCCTCGCCTGTTGACGCGAGTTATTCAGTAACAATGAACGCCAATAGAGGCTCAGCAGAACAAGTTATTGGGCAGCTTAGGTTTCAATGGAATGACTCAAATGTTGCCTCAATACAGGCTAAGGCAGGCGACGATACTTCTAACAAAGATGACGGCCATCTTACTTTCAATACGGCTGCCTCTGGAGGAAACGTAGTCGAGCGCATGAGAATCGATCGGGTTGGCCGAACGATTATTGGCGCGTCTGCTGATGTTACAGGTGATTCGGCATCATTGCTTCAAGTTGTTGATGTTGACTCAGGACCAAGGATTGTATTGGGGCGAAATGATCAAAGCATTTCGGCAAATAACTTAATAGGTGAAATTCGATGGATGGGCAACGATAACAGTGGTTATCAACAATGTGCGAATATCAGGTGTGAAGCAGTAGGTCCACACAGTAACGACGATAAACCCTCAAGACTCGAATTTGCTACTACAGCAGGTAGTTCGGGCACACCAACGACGCGCATGACGTTGGACGATGGTGGACGGATGTTGTTGGGAGTGGGAAGCAGCAGTGGCAATTTCCGTGCAGTTTTTGAAGGGAATGCAGGCAATGCTGCTGCTGGCGGAGACATCTTGTTGTGCAGAGGTTCAACAACGCCTGCAAATGGTCAAAACCTCGGACTTGTAGGATTTGGGGACGACACTCAAACAGTTTCCGCGCAAATACAAGCATTTAGAGATGGAGGCACTTGGAGCAGCAGCTCTAAACCTACGGCGTTGAGATTTTCGACTGCACCGAATGGCTCAACCAGTATGCAGAATCGGATGCGGATAACTCAGGATGGCGACGTAAAAATTGCCATGGGTAACTTTGCCGATAGTTCAGTCTTTCAAAACTCAACTAACGATGGTGTTTATATTGATAGAAGCGGTTCTTTTAAGTTACAAGTTGCACGGGCCAGTGGTACGCCCATGGCTGTAAATAGGATTGGCAATGATGGCAATCTTATATCTTTTTATCAGGCGGGAAACAATGAAGGATCCATAAGTGTTTCTGGCAGCACCGTTTCTTACAATGGTGCTCACTTAGCGCGTTGGTCACAGCTTGCAGGCGGTGCAGAACGTACAGAGATCTTGCGTGGTTCTGTGCTGAGCAACCTTGATGAGATGTGCGAATGGGCCTATGAGGCGCAAGATGCAGTGCTCTACACCGAAGAGGATGAGCTGCCTGAGGGCGTCAGTGTTGGCGATGTAAAAACACCTGCTCGTGATGCAGGCACGGAAGACAACGAACAGCTGAACCGCATGAAGGTCAGTGATGTTGAAGGCGATGTCAATGTGGCAGGCGTATTCCAAGGCTGGGACGATGATGATGACACCTACACCAACGACTTCTACTGCGCGATGACGGGTGATTTTGTTATCCGCATTGCACAGGGCACAACCGTTGCACGCGGTGATCTGCTGATGTCTGCTGGTGATGGAACGGCAAAGCCTCAGGATGACGACATCGTGCGTTCAAAAACCATTGCCAAGGTGACTAGCACCACGGTCTCAACTACTTACTCAGATGGGAGTTATTGCGTGCCTTGTGTGCTGATGGCTTGCTGATTCGTCTAAACTTGTCCTGACTACGGTTCACTATGGCTAACACTTACGTCTGGAAGATTACTGACCTTAACCGTAATCTCAGTGACGGCTTTGTCCATACGGCCCATTGGGTTGTGGTTGGTATCAGCGATCAGGTGAATTCAGAGGGTAACCCCTACAACTCAAGTGGTTACGGCAGTATCAGCCTTGATCGTCCCGACACATTGGCTGACTTTGAAGACCTGACTGAAGCTGACATCGTGGCAGCTGTTCAGGCCAAGCTCGGCTCTGAAAAGGTCGCCGAATATCAGAATTCACTGGCCGAACTCATTGCTGAGAAGATCACGCCAACCCAAGCATCTGGCAAACCTTCTAGCTGGTAATCTGATGCAACGCCCTGATCCGATGATTCCCTGTAAACCTGGTGCAGAGGATCGCATAGCAATGATGAATCGTCAAATCTGGCTGGAAGAACTTTTTCATCTAGATGGACGCGACAAACCCAATCATCCTATGCGCGGCTTGTTCACTGGTTTAGCCGAGACATACAAAAATCTCGACTCAACTGACGGATACTGATGGCAAAGTCATTAAATGCCAGCAACTATGTTGTCGGCAAACCAAAGAAAACACGCCAGGGCCATGGACAGCATTCAAAGCCGTCTCATGGCCGCAAAAAACTCAGAGGCCAAGGCCGCCGCTAATGGACAAGCTAACTCGCAAAAACTGGGAACGAATCAAGAAACATCTTGAGGAAACAGGTCACACCGACAATTGGTATTACAAGCGTGCTTGTGCCCTACTTGCAGGACTGCCAGACCCGCTCTAACATACAGCGCGGTACTTTTACTTAGCTTCATGCTTCGATCTGTTTTGGCTCTTGCAGCCGCCTTTGGCTTGGCTTCACCTGCCATGGCCGATGGATTCTACATCAACCCCGAGTACAACTCCAGTTTCTCTGGCGGCGACTATCTTGGCGCAACTCTCGAACCACATGTTGGTTATGAAAACGGCGCTTGGTACATTCAAGGCGGCCCAGCTCTTTTGGATGGCACTTCTGACACAAATTGGGGCGTATCTGGCAAAACTGGTCTAAGCATTCCCATGGACTCCAATACAGATGTCTATGGCGAAGTTAGCTTTGCAGATTTTGCAGATTCGGAGACTTCTTACGGCATCAAGATGGGTTTTAAGTCAAAACTCTGATATACTACCATTGCCACTCGCTTTGGTATCAGATGCTACAAACTGTTCAGCCGACTACAAAAGAGCGCCCTCTTACTCAAGACGGCGAGAAAAAAGTTAAGCTCGTTTATCGCGGTGTACCTTACACCAAATGATGAGCCTAAAACAGTAATTAACCTCCGCTCTGCGGGGGTTTTTTATTATGCGTTAGGGCAGACTCATTCCAGGCCAATATGGACGAACTACCGGCTCTAAATCTGAATCTGCCAAACCTGATTCTTCCCAAGCCGCCTGTACTTCCGCCCAGGATGACTCTGCTGGCTCCAGATGCTGCAGTTCCTTCATATCGACCTTTGGTAATGCCTTCGGCGGCGCAGATGCGTCAAATGGCCGCAGAAGAAGAAGAGCGTCAAAAAGAGGCAACAAAAAAACGAGAGGAAGAGAAACCCCAATCAAAGTCCCCGCCGCCAACCACAGAGCTTTCGACACAAATAAATGAGATAACCACCGTCACTTTACCTGGCACCGACATTGAGATTGCAGTGCCACGTGCCGAAATAGTCTCAACTGCTGTTGTTACTGCTGGGGCTTCTTCTGTTGCAGCTGTTGCTGGAACTCTCGCGGCTGGTCAGGTGCTGCAGCATTTGCAGCGGTTTTTGAAGCCTGTGATGAAGACGGCTTTGAAGCGTCTTGCAAAATTACGGGGGAAGAGGCCGGCTGAGAGCGACGCCAGGCAGAAATGGAGACAACGTGGCCGCAAAGTACATAGAGGTCAGAGTCGGGTCTGATTGTATAACCAAGTTCGAGCAGTCTTGAGCACTCCTTTAGGCGCGTCAATTCAAAAGATAACCTTTCTCGCTCCAGTGTTCGGGTGACAAGCTCTTTGCACATGCGTGTGATCGACCCATCCAAGGGCATCACAATGCCGAACTGAATGCCATAGTTATTGCTGCGAACATACGATTCAGAAATTGTGTCATTGCCCATGTAAAAGGGCGTGATGTTTAGAGTAGGTCCATTGCAGGACACATTATTGCCAAAATACTGGCGACTGCTAGAGCCCTGTTGATTGATTTGTACGCTCTGATTTGTATTGTTACTCGTGGCCGCGGCCTGTGGTCTGGCATTCACGCTTGTTTCAGCCGAAGCTGGCCCACCTATCGCTATTGCGAGAAGACCGACAAAGAGGTGGTTGTTGATTCGGTTTCTATTGTGCGATCTATGTCGATTGTTTCGACGATTCCAGCCGCACGTTCTGTTATCTCCAGCGTCCAAGGATCACCTGCAGTGGTAATGGACCAAGTGGTCGTTGAGTTCAAAATGTCCGAACTAGGCGTGACATTTTCTCCACTGTAACTTGTCACCTTGGAACCGAACACTTCATGCGCAATGGTCTCCTCGATTGTTTGGGTTGTTGTTGTAGTCGCCTGCATGGACCCTTGTGTAAAGGCCGGCGTGATGCTTTGAGCTGAGGCAGAACCGCCAAAAAGCAGCAGAACTAAGATGGCATGTTTCATGTTTTTAGACCTTTGGTTTCGGCTCTGTTGGGTCAACTTTTTTCTTGCTGTTGCCATTGCCATTTGTTTTGCGCTCAATGCCGAAAGATGCCATCGAACCTGTCAACAAACTGGCGACAAATGTATTATCCATCTTCATGCTAGGGAAAATGGATAAATAAGACATTGTAAGTAGCGAGGCAGACCAAACAAGCACCGCACATTTGACTAGATCTGCAATACAATGTCCCTCTTTTTCCTCAATGTTGTCGTTTTTTTCAGAAGACATCACTAAGATACGCTACGATTCAACTGTAATCAGTCGAAGCAAACATGATTGCGTTGATTAGGCCGATCTTGATGCAATTTATCGGCAGCAAAGGAGTCAAAAAACTGGTTGTAGACCTTTTGAAGGCCGCTGCAGCAGCAACTGACAATACTGTCGATGATTCAATTGTGCAATATGTCGAAGTGAATTTGTTCCCCTGTATGACAGGCAACTGCCAGGTTAAGTAAAAACTTAAGTTTTTCTACCCGCAAATTCTATGGCGCATTAAGTCGCTGTAGCTGACACTTGGCGCACACATGTGCGGCGGGTGCTTTGTCATATCAAGAACTAATCATCGTGCAACATCAAATTGTTGAGGCGACACTTGTTCCGAAGAAACAGACGAAGCTCAGATTCCGCGACAGTGTTTTTCTTGCCTGGGGATGGTGTTGTGCTTATTGCGGCAAGATGCTCAGTCAACATGATGCAACTTTAGATCACATTCATCCAAGACATGCAGGTGGCTTGACCGAGCGTAAAAATTTAGTCGCCTGTTGCTTCGCCTGCAACTCACACAAATCAGGCCGTGAGTGGAAAGAGTGGTATAAAAGTCGCGACTATTACTCTGAGTGTCGAGAAAGGTGGATTGATGAGTGGATGGATCAGTGACTACACAGTGTCAATGTGCTCGATCCAATAAGCGTCACCGCCTTCTACAAGGTCGAATGTGTAGCCCTGATTAGCTAGCTTTTGCCGAGCTGTGTCAATACTGCTTGCTTCAACATCAATCAGGTGGAAAGCGCCATCTTTGTGCGCGTAAAAGCGAACAATACCAACCATCACCAGTCCATTGCTTGTTGTGAGCCGGGTTTTAGGCAGTGACGCATTCGCCACATGTCCATAGCTTGCTCATAAAAACACTTCGCCTGCCATTCTTGGTAATGTTCTTTAACCATGCCGGCATAGGTGACTCGATAGAGCTTGCCTTGATCTGTTTGTACTACTTGAAACATCGGTCTAGTTTTGGAGCTAGGATGGTTCAGATGATCACTTGACATGGGTTGGGCCGACTGGATGATTGTTGATCTGCCCTTAGAGGAGCAATTAACTGTAGAGCAGCAAATTAGAGCGGCCCAAAACTGCGATGATGTTGATGAGGTGCGCAAACTTTGCGGACAATTGTTGCGTTCGGCCACATTGCAGAAAACTTTGCTCCGTCAAGCTGTCACCAGAATTGCTGAATTAGAGCAAACAGTGGAGGTACTTGAAGCAAAAAAGCCTAAGGGCGCGATGATGCGCCTTTGGAAGACGATCACTACAAACTAAGCGTCGGCTAAATCTTTAAGTTTTTCAGTAGCGTCTCGTAAAATTTTGCGCACTGTTTCACGGCACAAGCCAACATCTTTGGCAATCTCAATAAGAGTGACGCGATCTTTGCCAAAGTATTTGCGAGAAATAATGTCATATTCTCGATCTGTCAGCTGATCCAATGCTCGCTCTAGTCGCTCTTGCGAGTCAGACTTGACAGTCTCATCTGCATCAAACATCTGATGCCGAGTGTCTGGTATTTGCGACACAATTGCTGAGCCATCATCATGGCAAAGGCGATCCAGGCTTGTGTGTGGAAGGGATCTTTCCTCCCACATCAAAATTTGCTCCTCTGACCGATTGAAATAATCGCTCAGCTCTTGCATTGTTGGATTTCTGTCGTGTTTAGAGAAAAATTCTGCCTTGTAGTCCGTCAAACTCTTCATTTGCTGCATCGTGCCATGTGGCACATAAACCATCCGCACTTGAGTCGCTATGGCGCGGACTATTGCCTGTCTAATCCACCAATAAGCGTAAGTCGAGAACTTATACCCTAGAGTGCCGTCAAACTTCTCACAGGCCCGATCAAGGCCCTTGTAGCCCTCTTGGATAAGATCGTCTAACTCCATACTTGTGCCTTCGATCTTGCCCATGTATTTTTTGGCAACTGTCACAACAAGGCGCAAGTTGTGGCGAATAAATTTGTCTTTTGCTCTCCTGCCAGATCGCATTTCAGTCAGCTCTTCTTTTGTGCGCTGACCAGGCATATCTTTTAATTCGAGCCAACGAAAAATCCGCCGAGATAGCTGAATCTCTTGTTCAGCCGTCAACAGCGGATATTTGCCGACTTGGTTCAAGTAAAACTGAAGCGAATCAGCCATTTTAGGCTAGAACGGTATATCCTCATCAAAACTATCGTTTGAGGAGTTGTCAACCTGAGGCTCCATTTTTGGAGGCAAAGTGAAGTCTTGAACATCGACATTTAGTGATGTGCGTTCTTGACCGTCTTTGCTGTAGGAGTTCTGTGACAGCCGACCATGCACAGTAATTTGTGACCCTTTCTTGAGCCACTGTTTTGCGGCATTGCCGGAGTTACCCCAGACGGAGCAATTCAACCAAAGCGTGTTTTGCTTTCGGTCTTTGCTGCCAAGGCTGAAGTTGACGACAGTGTTGCCGTTAAATTGGCGCTCTTCAGGATCAGAGCCGAGGTAGCCATTTGCGGTGATGTTGAGCATGATGATCAGGCAGCTTGGGCAGTTTTGGCGGTTTTTTGTTTGTTGATCCAATCTTCGCGAACAGTTGTCATTCGCGCCAGCTCTGCAGCATCTTTGTCCGTGAGAGAGCCTTCTTTTTGTCTCTCCTGCATTCGAGCCGTAACCTTAGCCAGATCAGCAAGATTGTTGCACTTACTGATGGCAGATAAGCCCGCCTTGAAAGCCGCTTTAGTATCCGCCTTAGCTTGCGGTGCCGAGCTTTCAAAGCTTTCGCCTGAGGTGTCGTAGCAGGCCAGTCCGAGTGGTTTTCCAAAAGTCATCAATGCTCTTTTGCGAGCATCACTCTCGGCTTCTTTTACTGCAGACTCATGCTTTTCGCCCTCAGTTTTGCCGGTTCCATGACCTGCGCCCCAGCCCTCTCGGGTGACACCATCACATGTGACGCGCACTTTGGAAATGTAGCTGACTGGCTGGGATGAGACACATTCCATAGTGACCGTCTCACTAGACCACCCATCAAAGCCAAAAATGCGGTTGGCTTCATCGAGCGCAAACCACGCTTCGATGTAATTGAGCTTTTTGCCGCCAGGACCGGGCCTTTGGCTGACATTTTTCTTGTCCATCGGCGCTGATAGCGCCTTTTTGGTTTCGTCGGAAAACATAATCAGAAAGTTAAGCCGGGAGCATTTTGGGGTTCATCGTCTTGATAGAACGCCCAACGGGGCAAAGCTAGTGGTCCACCACCAAAGCTCGGCCAATCATTGTTCTTTTTACAGATTGCGATCGTGCGCATGTTTGCGTCACGCAGACCTTCACCAAGTTTCATGGCATCAGAGTCGAGTTCATAGACGCCGACGTTGAAGGGATATTCCTTCTCAACGGCGATGAACACAAACCTTTTGCACTTGGTGCCGCGCATGTAGTGCATTTGCTGCACGTGGTAGCGAAATGTTGCGCAAGATTTTGCGAAGCCACTCGGTGATGCGTCACGTGTTGTCTTAAGATCAATGACAACATCGCCATTCCACCAGTCAGGACGGCATTTGCAGGTTAGAGGTGTGGAATAACTGAGATCATCCCACCAAAGTGACCGCTCTGCCTCACCTTCGGAAAGAAGATACGCCGCTTCTGGATGCGAACGCACGGCATCTGCCATGAGATGTGCCTGATCCCACTCGGTCTGAGTGACAGGTTCAATGTTCCGTTGCTCAAGTGCGGCAATTTTCTCTTTGCCTGCCTTGGTTGTCCGAGATGGAATGACGCCATAGCGGCCCGCAACCTCGTCTGGTTCCAGTACGACTGTGTGGACAAAAGTCCCAATCTTCATCGCTGCAGTAGGCGCTGAAGTCGGACGATCTGGGTCAATGAAGCGTTTGTAGTAGGTCCACGGCGACTTGCTTACTGCGTGCAAATGCGAGGCTGAGATGGCCGGGTCGCTGTGATAGTCCGCATTGCTGATCATGCGATGGGAGCTGAGACCAGCAGAAGGTATCGCCTCAGGGACTATCTGGCAACGTCGAAACAGTAATCAACACACCAGGCGGCTCAAATAAGTGACAATATCTTTTTTCTGCAATAAGACGCACTACTAGACAATCGTCTTTCATGGCACCGCCCATAACCAAAGCATCCAGTGTTGATCGGGTTATTTTGTCAATGTCATTCTTCTTCACGAAGTAATGTTTAGGAGCATTTGGCCTTAAATCGCCATTTGCCCTGAAATGAGACTTCGGTCTATTAAATCTAAAGAGTAATTGAACATCGACAGGTACATCAAAGATCGGTAGTTTCTGGTCGTTCATCTGAACACGTGCTGCTTCTGCCACGGCCCGACGCCACGGCTTAAGTCGCTTACACGTCTCCACCAGCCTTCCCCGACCAACATGTTTCTTACTGCCTTGCGGTGCGGCTTCAATGTCGCTAACAGCAACGTACAGAATTTGCGGCTTAGGCATGGTGGAACTTGTTAAAGAAAGACGCGCCTATGACCTGCTCCAGTGGGTCGCATATAGTCTCCCCTCTGATTACGATCTAAGTCTCGCACTCAAAAATCATTATACGAAGTTGCAAAAACAAAGAAGCGACTACGCATTTGATGAATTTTGCGCGGACAATAGATACGAATCTGGCCCCGAACTAAAAGCATTCAGAACTCTCCATGACCTTGGCATCTTCACACCCGACATTTACTTCTCTCCAAGTCGTGCAAAAGACGGATATTACACCGATGAACTCAGAAAATGTACCCGAGTTTCAGCAAGCACTGGTTCGCCTGAAGGCCAGAGCAGAAGAGATCGTAAGTGGAGAGCCAGAGTGCGACTGGCTTCCATTGATGAGAAATGCGGCTAGTTATTTCAGCGTCGATCTTGACGTTCGTGACTACGATCTACGTCAATTCTTGGCCGCGGCCGTTGCAAAAATTGCACCCGAAGGCGTCGGCAAAAGCACAGGTGACAAGCTCGATCTAACTCCAATTCCTTGGGCTTGGTCCGGCTTAATCATGAAGGCGAGGATGAACCTGCTGATTGCACAGCCAAAAGTCGGCAAGACTGCTCTGCTTTTGGAAATGATCGGCAAATGGAAGGATGGTGCGAGAGATTTTTTGGGTCACGACTTTATTGGTGATTGCCCGCCGGTTGTCATTGTTGGGACTGATCAGAGTGAAGCCGACTGGGGCACAATGCTTAGCGCCGTTGGACTCATCCAAGATGATGGGACGATCTTAGCACCAATAAAGAGAATTTGGACTGCGGCTGACCCGCTGCATTTCAACGAGAAAGGCTTCGAGGCTTTGTCCGCTGAACTTGAGAAGCATGACTCGCCACTACTGATTGTTGACTCGTATCACAGTTGCGTTAGTCCACTCGGCCAAGAAGACAGCGGCTCCACGTATGCCAATCCTCTTGCGGCACTTCTGACTGTTACTGCTAAGGCGCGAGCCACTACTTGCGTGATCCACCATGCCAACAAAGGCGTCGGTGCAAATATCGTCACCAGTTCGCGTGGCACCACCGCATTGACTGCCATTCCGTCCCAGCTCATCCACATGAGCTTTCTTCAGTCGGAGAACAAGAGGGATAAGAGGATCACCATGAAGACGCAAGGACGATCTGGAACGCCAGTGAACCTGTTGATCGAGCGTACTGATGGGGGTTGGGTAAGTCACGGTGATGGAGAGAGCGTGGAAGAGGCGGAACGCTTGCAGCTAGTGGCGAATGAGTTGAGTGGGAGACAGGCCGACTTCTTTGACTACATAGAAATGCGCTGGCAGTTGGGAAGTTTTGCTGTAAGTGCAAGTGAGCTGGGGCAGAACTTTAACCTCACGACGAACAAGGTCAGCCGATACGTGAAACAACTCGTTACAAAGGGCCTTATCTCGCCTTGTGGTCAAACTGAGCCGGGCCTTGACGGTGGTAGGCCGAGTACGCTCTATCGACCCTCTGCAGAACCCGGGTTAGAAACGTGCGAAACGTTAGAAACACCGGCTCTCACGCATGAAATAGAAAGTTTCTCACCTTTATCACCTTACAAACTCAACTCGGCGGAGAGTGGTTTATCACCCTCGACTTCTGTTGAGCGGCTGATGGCTGATGGAACCTGGCAGTCGGGCTGGCTGATCAAAGATGCGACCAACCCTCACGCTGTGGCGATTGAGAAGCTAGGTAACCCGATGTACGTCATCAGGAACTGCCGATGGGGTATTGACCTTAGGCGATCTGACAATGTGTTCGGGACAGCAGACACCGAGGAGGAAATTGAGTTCTGAGTCTTAGCTGTGCTACACTCTGTAAGTTGAGCTTGCATGAACGAAGCAACTCAACCCTGAGTGTGTGACTCGGGTCTGTGGAGCTGATGGTCGTAGGGAGTCGGGACCTTACGGCCATTTTTTTCGGCTCTGATTTTTCTCTCGATAAATAAAACTAATGTGTTATATAAAAAAGTATTATTTGAAAGAACTTTTCGACTAGATAGAATCAAATTGCACAGTGTTCTTAACACTTTGTTCCTAAATCTCCCGACCAGCATCAACAATGACGAAATTAAGTCGTTGGCTATCAAGCCGATCTTTGCTGACAGAATCAGAGATCGATCCAAGACTTTTGAACTCAGGACTTACCCACCTGGAATCCTGCCAGGTAGCTGGGTTGCTCTGTATGAATCAGCTCCGACAAAGGCAATCCAGACGATCTTCAAAGCAGGCAGAACCTTTCGGCTGACACCGAATGATGCCTGGGAAATGTACTCCGAAGATTTTGGCATTGACTTCGATAGCTACTTTGGCTATTTCCGACGACGTGCCTGGGCTTATGGAGTCGAAGTTAAAGATGTGAGGTCTTTTGAGCCGATCTCATTGTCAGAACTGCGCACCTCTGGCGACTTCAACGTTCCACAGATGTGCCAGCGGCTTAAATCCACTCATAAGAGGATCTTAACTGCTGCAGCAGCCTGATAAGAATCGCTTAATAGACACCACAGAATTTGATCCTATGATCAGCACGTCTCACCTGAGACACACTCTCTCCCGACTTAATTCAATGATTGCAAGGCAAGTTCGCCCTTCAGGCGATCCATTGATCTACAACAATTTGCTTCTGCTCGCCAAAGGCGTGCTGGAACATTACAAAGACGATCTGTATTTACACGATCGTAAGATTCTCACCGAAGGACTGCCTCTTGGCTCGTCTTGGTTGTGGATTGTTCACAAGTGCGGCACTCACATGGCTCGGTGGGATCAAGATCCTTTTGCCGACACCAAAGACTCACATGTTGAGTGTCTTGTCCGATGCCTTTCCAGAGGTGATTGGAGCGGCAACCACGTACATCTTTTCCATGTAAATGGATTTGATGAAGAGTTTGGTTCGATTGGTTGGGTGTCAGGTCGTCTAGAGATAGCCGACATAGAGGAGGCACTTCCTCGTCCCCTACCTCCAAAAGCTCCACATCCACAGGAGCAAGCTGTTTACTCTGCCCACGTCGGCCTTGCTGCCGCATTCAAATCTTCCGCTGACTGATCATGCAAAAGACCATTTCTCACGAGTTTCACGCCGACTGGGTGAATGCTCATTATTGCGATGAGCATCACACGCTCATGCTCGGTGATCAGAATGATGACTCGGTGAACTTATATGATGTTCCCCGACGCTTGATGATCAGGTTTGCTCGGAACTTCCTGTTTCTGCACACAACGTCCGAACCTGTCCTCCCACGTAAGTGGAGCGTAGAGGATCTTTCTGAACAGGAGATCGCCTACCTGCAGGAGATACAAGCTGGACTTAATGAGTTCTTTGCTCCGCCGACTATTGAGAGCAAAGAGGTCACAGTTGTCGAGCTACCCAAAAAGCGTGGGCCGGGCCGTCCGCGTAAAAAGTGATGACAAGTTCGTTCTTCTCTGACTTTTCTTTCGACAAATCTATGAAATGCAGTCCGGTTTTAACTTGCCCAGATTTTCATGCTCTGGGTCGCCTTGTTATCAGTCAATTAGTCCATGCCAGATCTGAGCATGACGCGCTTTTCTGTGATCATGTCTCGAAGGCTTTGCAACTTTTTCGCAAAGGCGATTGGGGTGATCTTGATGAGCACGATTGGCAGTCTAACATTGACACCTGCAAGGCCGCTGATGGAGGCCAGTTGCTCGGATGTTACAAGACCTTTGATGGAACAAGATTGTGGATCTTGACCGCAGGTTATGGACATCAGCATCTCGGTCCTGACTACTGCTACACAACCGTTCTTTTCCCGCAGGAGTATTGATGGGCTACGTCACCAAAATCAACACCGACAAACTCAAGAAACATCTTGAGTCAATCGAACATCAGCAAAAAATTGAGGCGCCTTTCTGGACTCAACTTTGCCTCAATGACACGAGAAAAGAACATGGCTTTTCTCACGAATTATGGGCTACATCATTCGATGATGCCTGTAAGAAGGCCGCGACCTATTGGAGGGTTGAGAGCAAAGTACCCGACGGCATGAGTTACATGGTCTGGGGTGCAGGCGGCAGCATCAAAATGGTCACACCTTTGCCGAGGAGCTAATGCAGTACCCACAACCGCTCAATGACTTCACACGTAAGCCGTGGGAGTTGGATGACAATGAGATCCACACTTTGGTGATCATGATGGAGGATTTAAGAGGTAAATTAAAACCCGATGGTACTTATGATCTTCCAGACTATTTTGAGAACATCAAACAGAAACTAAAAATCCAATTTATGAGGGCTAAACATAACCCATCAGAATCGCTCATAGGCTTATAGCTGCCGGCCCCTTGACAGGGGCCTTTTTTAATGTTATGTTTACATTGTCAGTTGATCACACACCGACTGACTGTTCTACATTCCCCGACTAACTATGTCACACGAGTTCACCGATGGAGTCATGATGCAAGGCGAGAAAGCCTGGCATGACCTCGGACAAGTTGTAGATGGCACACTCCCCGCCAGGGAGGCATTCACCCGAGCCAATGCACTCTTCACAGTCGAGAAAGCACCACTGATCTTCCGCAACCCTGTTACAGGTGTTGAGTCGGCCTCTGAGCACAGATGTGCGACATACAGGACAGACACAGGCGATCAGTTAGGTACTGTCAGCCTCGGCTATGAGGTCATCCAGAACGAGGAACTTTGCAAG